TACAATGTATGAGAAAACTGTCGATCTAACCCCATCGACGCTAGGTTCTCCCCCAAAAGGGAGGGCAGAGTCCAACCGGTCAGTTGGTACCACTGCAGGTACTAGCATGATTGGTGGGCGGGGGAGAAAGCTAATGTTCTCCCCCGCCGCCGTTGTGCTCAGGGTGGTGGAGCCGGCCTTAACAGGGCTGGGTCCATCGCTGAGTCACGGTTTTACCGTTGACTTAAGGAGTCTTCTGCGTTCCATTGCTTGGCCGTTCGCATTGGAGAGGAGGCGTTCGGGGTTCTCTTCACGAGACCTCAATCGTTTCTCTTCTTCGATGGATAGGCTAGCATCTCTTCTTCTCTCATACCACAACGAGCTCGTTGATGGTAGACAGACGAATAAGGAGCAAAAGGTCCTAAAGTACTTTCTGGATAAGATGTTTGCAAAGACCCTCCACAATGAGGGCGGGGACGAAGTTCCCCCGTCTTGGATTCGACATGACCGACTCTTCTCTGGCTGGATGCAGATCCAGGTTTCCAGAGCCATTGCGAAGTGCAATGACGAGTTCATGTATTCTCTTTCCAAGGGTTGCAAACAGGCATGGCCTTCAATGTCTGATGACGTGAAGATCGACGTCCTTAAAGGTCACCGTTCTCTTGTTACTTCCGATAAGGGGGAGGTTCCCTCCTTCCTTCGGAATACTATTATTCGAACGGCAAAGACCCTTTTTGGATCGATCACATCACGAGACTGCTTGAAGTTCATGCCGACAGGTAGTTCCTGTCTCCAGGCCTCCCGTAAGAAGGGTGGCGCGCTTTCCTTGGTCTCCCCCCCTGTCACTCCGCTGAGTGAAAAGAAGGAGGGTGACCCGAAACCTGAACCCCCCGGCGCCGCGCTGGTGCGTGAGTTAGGTCAAGCGGAAAGTGTTTTAGGAAAGTCTGTCCGATTGGGTAAATACCCTCGGATGGTCGCTCTATCCGAACGGTGGCGCCGCGAAAATTTTAATCGCGTTCGCGCCAAGGCTAGGGGAGACCTCTGTCCTCCCTCCGGGTTCTTTCCTTTTATTCCCCGGAACACCGCCGTTCGTGCTCTGGCCCTTGCGGAGCCAGGCAAGTTTCGCATCGTCACTCTAGGCGATGGGTTTCTGTACTCGGCTATCCAGCCTCAGCAAGGAGCTATGCTGAGTAAGTGGAAGCGGTCTGGGTATTCCACAATGTTGGATGACGATCAGACGATGGCTG